CCAATTGATTTCATCAACTGAAGTGGTACGTATGGGCAGTAAAAGAGACCCGCATCATACATATTGCTTCCTTTGTAACCAACTGTTACGCTGTCTGAAGCGGCAAACTGGTCAATAAATACTTTGTACTTACTTCCCAACATACCAGCAAACAGGTTGTTTGCGATATCAGGCTGTCCGCCATTGTCTACGTCCATTGAAGGAGTAGCAAGTCCGGCAACCATATCAAGTGCAGACGCTACATCTGGAGATACTAAAAGCCAGTTACCAGCACCACGGCCAGTATTCTTAGCAATCAGGTTAGCCTCACGATTGATTTGAATCAATAGTGATTTGTAACGCTCTCCACCCCAACGAGCACCACGATTGTCAACTGCATCAGCGACATCGAAAGTACCAGCAGTAGTAGTGCCAGCAGTTGCGCCAGCAGTAGCCTGTGATTGAATCTTCTGAATAACTTCTCGGTTAATCTCAGCAAGAATTTCTGAAGAAAGAATATTTGACAATTCAGTTTCAGCATCTAGACCGTGAATAGCCTTAAGGTCTTGAGCAAGTTCCAAAGAATATTTGGCTTTCAACGCACGAGTATTAGCAGTTACGCTTGATTTCTCGATTGAGAAAGACATTTCTTTGAACGCTCCACCACCAGAAACAAAGCCACCTAAAGCCTCGCCATCAGCAGTTTCGTAAGTATTCGTGGCTGGAGTTGCGCCATCGTTACCAGAGAAATCAACATCAGGTGCACCAGCAGGAAGCGTAAGTGCTTCAGCACCAGTTGATGCTTCGCCAGTATAATGAGATTTCATAGCAAAGACAAGTCCAGTAGGACCACTCATTGGCTGAACGCCAATTGTGTCATAAGCCATAAGTTGAGGCATAGTACGGCGAACAAGACTAATTAGGATTGGGTCCCAGTTGTCAATATTGCCGCCAGTTACGTTGGCTTCTTGCAAAGCCTTTTCTTGATTTTCTAAAAGACGAAGTGTAATTGCACGTTTTGTTGCATCTTGAATTGCAGGCAATTCNGAATGCTCCATTACAGGCTGCCACTTATCTTTAATTTCTTCAGTTAAAAACATTGAATGTTCTCCTATTAAATATAAATGTGTTTAAGCACCAAGGATGCTCGGTTCTCTAGATTGTGAAAGGGAAGCCATAACCTTCTTCATTGCATCAGTCATCACTCCATCCGAGGTACCGGTTTTGGCATCCTCTTCTGCAATTACTTCTTCTTTCTCTGCCTCTGAGGGAAAATAAGTTTCCTTCAAAGTATTCAGTTTTTCAGCATATGATACTGCATCATCGAATTCAACACCTTCAGCAAGTTTTTCAAGTTTTGCTTTTTGAGTTTCTTTCAAGTCTTCAGTTACTTCTCTGAAAATCTTTTCAGCAGTAACAGTTGCTAGTTGGCCTTTCGCTTCGACATTTTTATTTGTCTCTGCATCTAGACTTTCCTTAAGAGATGCAATCTCTTTAGCCTGCTCGTCAACTACATTGTACTTCTCATTGGGAATTTCAATGTAATTTTCTGCAAACAACTTCTGCATTCCACTAACAAAACCTTCTAAGATTTCGTTTTTCAATCCGTGTTCTACGGACTGCTCGTTCTTCTCTAGCCACTCAGTAACCATATAGTCTAGATAACCATCGAGTTTCTCAGTAATATCTGTCAACATTGACGCAGTTTGCTCGGCTAATTGGGCTTCCATCTTATCTTCGATAAGACTAAGGTTTTCCTTAACTTTCGCTTGTACGGCAGTTTCAAATACTAGAGTAGTGCGAGACTTGAAATCTTCAGTAAGGTCTTGACCGTCAAACAATGCGTTAACATCTTCGGTAACATCTACTTCAACTTCAAATGCTTCGTTCTTTTTCTTGGCGCCTTTAGTTTCTTCTACTTCGTCATCTTCGTCTTCGTCCGCCTCATCACCATCGTCTTCGTNTTCGTCATCGTCTTCGAGGACTTCAACTTCGCCACTTCCTTCTACTTTTTTCTTCTTCTTTGTCAAAGGTGTGGNCTTNGGTGCTTCTGCTTCTTCAAGAGAATCAGCCTTAGAAATTTCAGAATCTTCAGCAACCATTTCCAGGTCCCCTTTTTCTAAAAGTTCATCAGCCTCTGACACTGTAATAGAAGTATCGGACTCAGCATTTTCGCCTTTCCAGACTTTATTGCTTTCATCCAAAACCAACATTTCGCCAGTTTCTGTTTTTAACTTCATCAGGGTTCTCCTAATCCAATTGATAAATTTTAACTAGTTTCTAATCTAATTACTATTATTTATAAAACTAATTACTTTAACATCATAGAAATCACTACGATTTGCTACAACTTGCTTATGAAATCCTCGAAAACAGTCGCTTCTAACGATGTTAATCGCTTTCCGCTCGCATTTTTTACGATTCCGTGGTATTCTGCAATCTGCCGCTCGGCGATTACACCATTGTTCCAGACCCATTCTTTACCTTCCATAATGCCATTTACAAAGGCATCTGGAGCAGATGGGTCAGCGACAATATCTGCGGCCGTAGCAAGGTAAAAATCACCTTGTACTTCCTGAATTCCTTTCTTATTTGCTTTCAAAGTACCCATTCCTCGTGAACTAACACCAAGTTGGGCTCCTTCATTAATAAGATTTTTGACAATATTACCGTGTGGAGTGTCTGTAACCTTCGCTTTACCGATATAGTTACTGCCCTCTTGCTTGAGAGATGTAATCATATGGGAAACTCGGTCTAGATTAATGGTAGGTCCCTCAGGATGTCCCAGTTCTCCAAATGCACGTTTCTTGTCAATATATGCTTCTGTGTATCTTTTTACTTCTTTTTCCATAATAGCACCGGGATACAAACGTCCGTTTCTATTTTTTAAATCTGCCTGTAGAAATACACCTTCAATATAGAGGTCCTTGCCCTTACCCTCAGTAATATACTTTACGTGTTCTGTTATTTCTGATATCAGTCTCATTGCTNTCCCCCTACTTTTTAGTGAATTTCGACTTCACTTTGCCACCAAAAACTTTATTAGCATTCTTGATTTTGGTTTTATTCTTACGCATCCACTTTTTACGCAGTTTGATACGCTTTACCTTATTGCCGCCTTTTTTGCGTTCTATCTTTGCCTTAATTTTTGCTGCCCGATTTTGAAATTTTTGTCTATCTTTGTTCTTTTGAGTTGCTCGGCGTTGCATTGTATTACGTGCCTTGTATTCTACCAACTCTTCTTCTGTAAGTTCTTCTGTAATTTTCTTCTTGGTGAAGTATGCAATAACCTCACTAGGTTTATCAAAACTCTTTTGACCTTTTTCGCCTTTGATATTCATAAACCAAGCATCAGCACCAGAATCAAAATCGCCAGTAGAAATTACTTTACCTTTGTATTTAACATACGAAATATTTTTGCTAGTGTCTTTACCAAATTCATAATCGCCTTTCTTAGACATTGGCTTCATTGCTTCTTCAAGGTCTTCAGATGGGCCATATCCTTTAGGAGTAACATCTTTCCAGTTTAACTTCGCTTTGCCCTTTGCAATTCTATCTGCGGCATCTTTTTTCAAGTTGCCATCTTTATCAAAGAACTTTGCAAGATGTGGTGGTAACTTTGTCTTCTTTGCTTCTGGAATATCAGAATTGTCGGCATCAGGAATCTCACAACTGCAAGGGTCATCGCCACATACATCACATTCTTCTTCACTCAAATCTGCAAGAAATTTATCGGCTTCAAAAATTCCAGAAGAATCAAAATTCCTCTCAATTAATTCACCAATTTGCCACACTGCCCATCCATTAACAGCCTCTGCTTCTAGTTCGGCTCGTTCTGAAATGCTCAATGCTTTCCAATTATCTTCAGTCCACTCGACAACAACAACGTCCTCATCATTTTCGCCAAGCACTTCTACAGCCATCCCTTCGGATATCTGCTTTGTGTAATCTTTAAATTTGATAAGGCTCATTTGTTATATTTCTCCTTTATACGTCTTCTAAAGTGTCATCAATATAATCTTTGTCAAAAAGGGGCTCTCCTTTTCGGTATGGAGTATCCGACATCCAAGCCCTAATGTTCTTTTCATCACCTGTAACTTTTGCTTGATAAGAACCGTGGTCGTAGACCGACTTTGAAATTTTTACTTTATGTTTCTTCATCAATTTTTCGTGTACCTTTGGGTCTTCACGGTCAATATTATAATCTACTTGTACAGTTACTTTGCCTTCGTCAAGAAAGTTCGCGGCTCTAGAAGCAAGGGATTCTTTCTTAACCTTTTTCTTTTTGTTATCAGTCGGGTTGTCATCATCCGTAAAGGGTTTTGCTTTCTTGTTACCGAAATTGGCGATGTTTTCATCTTGTTCTTTGTCATCGTCATCTTCGTCTTCATCATCGTCTTTCTTTTTGCCTTTTTTAGCATCTATGGCTTTCTGAAGAGCGGGAGGAAGTGTACCTTCATCTTTGGTGTCTTCGTCTTCATCTTCATCATCGTCTTTTTTGCCCTTTTTGGCATCGACTGCTTTCTGAAGTGCAGGAGGAAGTTTACCTTCGTGTACGTGTTTCTCATCGCCATTTACGTGCGAATGAGTTGTGCCGTCATCGTGCGTATGTTCTACGCTGGATGGGCTAGGGGCCTCACCAGGTTCGTTAGAACTTTCATTAACTGAATTCTTCGAGAACATAGTTTTTGAAAGAACAGATTTCATTGCCGCAATTTTGCTAGACAAACGGGACTCAATTTCAGTCGTTAGAACGGCTTTAAATTCAGTTGCCTTTTTGTCCTTTGCAAGTTGCACTAAGTTTTGTAAATTTTCATTCATTGTTCATTTCTCCTAATATGTGTCATCAGATTCGCCATCTTCGTCTTTGCCGACGGCGGCTTTCTCGTCAGCCATCTGTTTATTTAATAATTCGATATCATCGTCAGTGTGCATTAATACATTTTTCCTTACCCAATCAATTGAATAATAACGACCAATCATATCTCCACTGCTTATAGTGTCAATCATCTCGATTCGGTCTTTCATTATCTCAAGTTTCTTGAGTTCAGAAAAGTAACCATCATCTTCAAAAATGAAAGTTATATTTTCTTGATATACGTTCCACTCACCCTTGTCAATAATTCCTTTAGCAAGAAGTTGTGTTCTTAGTAGAGAGAATAGTAAATCTGAGAAACTTTTTCTTAGTTTCGTAACATATTTAGTAAACTTAATTTCATCTCTTGTAATTTCACCAGTACGTGACATACTCCAACTAGCATCTGATTCCATTCTAGAAGCAGGTACGTGTAAGGCTTGAAATACTTTCTTCTGGAAATATACTACATCATCCATATCACCTAGATTTTGACCTCCAGGTAACGTCTGTACTTCAGTGCCTCGACCACCCTCTTTACGAGGTAGCCAAAAATCTTCCATCATAGACATTGTATCTTTGCCGTCTGCTACAGTACCAGAAGAAGCATCATAAACCATTTTATTCTTAAACTTGTTCATAATGTTTCGTAGATATTGTTCTGCTTTAGTCTTAGGCAGGTTACCAACGTCTATATAGAACACCCTTCGTTCTGGTGCTCTTGTAATTCTGTAAATAACCATTGCATCTTCTAACATACGCAATTGGTTAATTGGCTTCATTGCTTTATGTAGATAGGAAAGAATTACTTCTTTATCACTATCAAACAATCCAGAATCAGCCGTTGCGACTGCCTCTACAGCAACTTTAAGAGTTTGCGACATTCCTCGTGTTTCTTTAGAATACAACCAATACTCATCAACACCAGTAACAACTTCTACGCCATTCTTATCTTTTTCTTTAATTACTTCTTTAATTTTCTTGATGTTGGTTGCATCAATATATCTTAATTCTTTGATACCCTTTTTGATATTATCATTATCAAAAATGATATGATAATGTATAGAACCATCCGTGTACCATCTCCTGAATATGTCGGGTCCAGCCTGATTAAATTCTAATTTCTTAGAAATAACCTGAAACTCGTCACTAATCATTTCCTTGATATTCTTAGGCACATCAACTGCATCTAATTTATCAAGATAGATTGATACTGGGTCCTTATATGGGTCCAGTACGATTGCCTCATTGACAATATCATCAATAGCCGATTCGGCTTCAGGATGTCGAGCAATTGCCCTATATTTGCCAATCAGTTCTTGTTGTGTTTGAAAAGCAGTGTCGAAATTGACGGCGAAGGCATTTACTCCTCCACCGTCAATAACGGTTGACCCATCATCCATATCAGGTGCGACAAAGGACTTAGTGCCTTTCTCTACCGTGGCTGAGCCAATTCTCTTCTCTATTTTATAACCAAATAGTTCCATATCACGTTTCTTTGTTATCTGTTAAGTAAGCATTCATAACTATATTTATACTCACTTAACAGGGTTACTATTCAAACGATTACGGTGTCAAAGTAGTGACTGAGGTTCCAGTACCACCATCATCCCAAGAAATTGCGAATGTCACAGTATATTCTTGAATTGAATCAGGTGTATCCCAAGAAAGGTCAATACTACCGATAGAAGAAGGCCATCCATAAAGAATAACTTTCGCTCCAGCGGCTGCTGATATTTCACCATCTCGACCATAAGGCTGAACTTCCATAGCCTTGTGACTTGAACCCGCAGGTACAAGAGAACCGAAATTAGTGAATCCTGACAAATCTTTCTGCCAGTCCATCAACTGCTTCCTGAGTACATAAGCCTCATCGTTCATTATTGTTACTGACCAATCAGCGAAAGTTCTGTCTCCAGGAACCTTCAATTTACGATTTTGATATGGTACTTCTATCATACCAAGCGTAGATTCGGGCAGTGTTGCTGTTTTAATCAGCATTGGACTCTCGCTCATACCTGAAATGGTAACCGTGAAAAGGTTATTACGGGCATAATCTCCGTCAAATTGTGCTGAAAAGTTCTCTATATTAAAAGCCATAATCAGTCTCCTTATACTTGGCCAATCACTTCAGCAAAATCAACACCGGTTTTCGTAGCAACGAAATTCAGAGTGATAAAGTTGATTGATTTGGAGGGTTTAATAAACATACTAGCCACGAACTGATTAGCATCGATGATTTCGCCTGTATTGTTCTCTGCATCACATTGAACATAGAAATCATACATACCTTGTCGTGCCTGAATTCCTGCGAGATATGGGTTAACCATATTCCTGAAATTCGTCCTAGTGAATTCATTGTTGAATTCAAACAAGAAGTATTTAGCGGAGATTGAGATTGCTTTCTCAAGTATGATAAACAACCTACGTACATTGATTCTATCGAATGCAGAAGGTTTAGTTAGCAACGTGCGGTCTCCCCAAAGAACTGTTCCTTGACCAGGAAAAGATACAATTGGATTGATACCGTTTGGAAGCATATACAACTGGTCTCGATGTGCTAAAGATGGTTGATAAGCAAGTTTTACAACTCCCTTAATCTGACCACGATTTAGTCCACCTGGACTCCACCACGCATCACGAACTGAATCAGTATGACCACAAAGTCCACCAATATCACCACTGAATCCAATCCAGCGATAAGTATCAGAATAAACGTCATAAACGTACTTGTAGTTACCGTCAAGAGTTCCGTATGAAGATGCAGAGTTAAAGGAAACATCCTTTCTCCAAGCAATTACATTATTAACAGAGTTTGTGGCTCCGCCAACATTAACAACTTCTTCTTTTGGAGGTGATATAATTGCAATACAATCTTTACGATATTCTGCAACGGATTCAATCATATACTTAGATACGATGGCAACCTGTGCTGAGTTCTCGTTAGAAAGTCCACCAGCGATTAGTAGGCTAACATTGATTTCATCTGCATTTTGGAACTTGTCCCAACCTTGCATATACTCGTTAGCGCCAACTGTCCCGGCTGATACTGCAACGACCCACGCATTACCATTGCCTTCGCAAGTTGCTTGGTCATCTGCACTCATATCATCACAATGAGCAGGAACTCCAGCCGATACTGCGATTCCGCCACTGAACGTGACTGATACAGGACCAGGAGTAGTATCAACGTGGTCACTTACAACCCAAATTAGTTTAGACTGCTTGTTTACTTTATCTTCTGCCCAGATGTTTCCACCGTCAGCATTTTTAGTGCCTTGAAGCACTCCCACTAGATAGCGTTCTACTATTTCTTCGTTAACAATTACAGCAATTGCTAATTCGTTATTAGAGGCATCAGGTGCGACATCAAAAGCGCCTGAGTATTGCCAAGCATCCCAAGTAGCATCACCAGAGTGAGTTTCTACAGAAATTCCATTTCCGTAAGTACCAGGATATCGAGCATAAAAGCCTTCTGTCAAAGTACCTGAATCGAGTTGCGTGTCAAAATCTTCTGCACCGGTAATCTGAGTAACATTGCCATTAGGAGCGGCGTTCATTGCTCCAGAGTCAACAACTCGTACTACTTGAAGACTATTCGTGTACTTCAAGAAAGCGGCAGAAGAAAGAAACGCAGGGTATGTATCGTTAGTTGGTTGCCCAAAAACTGCTACAAGGTCGGCTTCTGAGGTGCACAAGTATGGCTCGAAAGCCGGCCCCCAAGTAAAACGACCTACGGTAGCACCTAGAGAGGTAGCAACTGCGGGTATAGACGTGGACAAATCGATTTCTTTTGTCTGTACGCCTGGGCTTAATTGAAATCCCATCGTTTTTCTCCTATATTAAAAGTAATATTTTATATCTATGACTAAGGTTCCCCACACGTTGTACCGTTATTCAGTTATCTTGCGATTCATCCGTGGAAGTCTCTACATCATTACACATATTTATAAAATATCAGTCTTTAGAAGCCTCTACTATCACTTCTGGCACTGCTTTTCCGCTTCTTCTTCATCCATTCCTTCGCAAATTAGTTTTGCTAGTTTGCCTTTATATCGTTTTCCCATATGAAATACATTTTCTCTCTGCCAAGCCATTGCTCCTCGGGGATTACATTCACATTGCCATCTAAATTGTGCATCACACTTCCTACAGTAACGGGACTTTATATTGGTATTCATTCGCTCTAAAAAGAGTCTCCTTGAGTTAGGTGTTATTTTACTATTGCCCAGACTTCTCCATCTTCTCGTACATATTCAACTTCATCCTCCCCATTATCTATAAACCCGAATGGGGCTATGTCATCTTCTATTTGTTTTATCTTATCTGCCATTAGGCTAATTCTTAAATCGATATCGTTTAATTCTTTGAAGTTCATCTGAGTAGAATACCAGGCAAACATCACAAGCCCCATTACTAGGTCATCCGTTGCTCCTGGCTCGGCAGCCCACGAAGTCCCTTTTACAATAAATTGTGCTAATTCTGATATAGTCTCTAAATCGTTAATGATAAGTTTATCATTTTCAATAAGGTCTTTGAGATTAGAACATCCAATCGCTTTGACTTTCTTGGTCATCTTCATACCAAGTTTGTCTTTTACTCCAGATTCGTTGATAGTTTCACTATATTCTAAGTCATAGTGTAGTATATTTGCAACTTCAGCCCCAGGACCATTTGATTCTATAAGAACTGTCGCATCATTATACATTTGGGCTACTTGTAAAACAAGTGTAGGTAAAAGCATAGGTGAAACTGTATTTGACCTATACTTAGCAACTTGATTGAATGGAAGTTCTGATATATCAATTATATTCATAGTAGAGTAATCTTGTCCTCTACCCTCTGCTACATCCACTGTCATAAAGTAATTATGTTCTTGAACGCATTCTACATATACATCTAGTTGGTCTATGCGACTTATTGGATTCTTAACTGCCAATGAGGCAAGTTTACTTGCAGATATTAACGTCCCGGCTGAGCCAAGAAATTCACATTCAAACTCTTGCCTAAATTGTTCTTCACTTGTGTTTGATATGGTTTGCTTCTTCCAATTCGCATCTCGCTTCGGTACATCCCACCAATTAATTTCAAATGGCTTATAATGTGAATTGCCTTCAGTGGCATCTGTCCACATCTTATAGAAATGATTCATTCCATTTGGTGTAGATACGATGATAACTTTTGAGGTATTACCAGAAGAGATAGTCGGATATACAGAACGGAAGAAATCTTCTGCCATATTCTGTTGAACGAATGCAAACTCATCAAGGAAAATTAGATTGAATGAGAATCCACGAATAGAGGAGGATGATGTTGAGCCAGCAAGAATTCTTGAACCATTTTCAAGTTCTATTGAGCCCTTGTTCCATTCACAAACTCCTTGTTGAAGAAACAACGGGAGTTTCTCATATGCCATCTGTAGTCTGCCCAACAATTCTCGTGATGTTGCAGATTTATTGGCAAGAATTGCTACACTCTTTTGGTCATTAAATAATACATAATGGAGCATATACGCAAGGCTAGTCTGGGATTTACCCGACTGTCTTGGACACTTAACTATAGTAAATCTTTCATCAACTAGAGTGTTGATTAATTCTTCTTGGAAAGGCCACAATTCAAACTTCATCAACCCTTTGTCCACATTAACAATGTGGATGTGGTGTTTAATGAAATAAATCGGGTCATCTCTACATTTTACGTATTCTAGAATTTCCTCTTCGGTAAATTCTATAGGTACATTAACACGTTTAAGTAGGGGATTCCCTAGATAAGTAGTAATCGTCATAATATAAGGTTACCTTTATTCAGATGTTTTTTCTCCAACACCGTCTTTTTCAATAATCTGTTGCATCAGGAATTTCATTCCATCGTCTAGTTTATCTAGTTTAGTGTTTAAAGTTTTTTGAGTGATAACCATTTCATCAAATAGTTTGTTGTACTCAGCATCTTGTTTATTTCGGGCCTCAATTTGCAATAGTCTATTATTAAACTCTGAATTAGTCTTTTCACTCATTTCAATATAAACGACCATTCGTTCAACATCTCGTATCATATCCATCATAGAAGTGATACCGAATATTATTGCGGCAACGCATATGACCTGAACCACTGTTTGAATTGTACCGATGTTTGTGCTTACTCTTTGTTGTTGCATTGTAGGTTCCTCTTGGGTCATAGGGAATAAATAACTCTAGTCATTAATCTTATCGTCACTTATTGTCTTTCCCTTTAGTATATTCTGCAAATCTGCCGTTGAACCTACATATAGATTGTTGACGTTGGTTTTTGGTGCCTCGCCCTCTCTCATATTTTTTAGTTCTTTTTGCATCTTTAGTAGTTCCATAGTCGTATCGGAAACATTTTTTATTAGACCACTAGCGACTTCATATGCTCGTGGATGTTCCATTTCTTTAGCAAGTTCTAATATTCCCTCAAGGGCCTCATTACCTCTTTCAATGAGATTATAAAGATTATCTCTTGCGTATCCATAATCTGTATCCAAATCACCCTTATGTGAGTCAGAAATCTTAGCCGACCTAGGAGTTAAACCTCTCTCCCTGCGAACACTCATTATCCTATCACTGTCTTTTGCGGGTATAATCTCTGGATAGTCGGGTTGCTCATATTGTTCTATGATATCATCAACCTTCGCATTCAATTCTTCATCTAATCTAGCGTTTACTGTTTTCTTCGCCATAATCTAAAACTCCTAATCAATCAAGCGGCCACTTCACTGGCGCCATAGTATCTACGTCTTCTGTGTTATTTGGGTCATCTGGATGCCCTGCTTCAAGTGCCACAGTCCAATTATCATCAGCATCAGAACCCCAAGGGTCTACGCTCATATTTACTTGTTCGAGTGGCGCTTCCCCATCTGCTGGGTCTAGCGAACCAACCATATAATTTGTAACAACCTTTTTGATAATTCCTTGCTCGTGTATTGGTGGATATAACCAACCACGAATTAAAAAGTCTAATTGCCAATTGACAATTCGATGGTCGCCAAAAGTACCTTCAAATTCATCCGTCATTGTGACACCTGTTAATTCGATAGGAATATCTCTCTTCATATCTAATTCAGGAACTTCTTCAATAACGACATTGAAATCTGGTTGAAAATATGGTACAATTTGCTCTATAATCTGTAAGCCATCATCCATCAAATCACAATATACATCAAGTGTAAATGTGAAATTGTATGGGATTGGCGATAATATCGTATGTGCTTTGTCTGTACCAGTCTTATTAAATCTATGTGTCTGCATCTGATTACCCGCACGGGAGTAATCTGCTTCAATACCGTTAAGAATAAATCCCATTCTAGGGACTTGTTTGTTTGTAGCGGCATCTTTAATCAGCCTTGCTAGATATTTCTTCTGAGACTCATATGCTAGAGGTACTCGAATATCTTTAATTAATGTACCATCTGATTCGGTTCTTTGAACGTGAATATTATTAAACACTGAGCCGAACGCAATAATGAGTTTCTTCGTTGTTCCGTGATAAAAAGTAGTTCCGAACATTAGTTAGTACTCCCAAAAGGATTCATCTCTGATAAATCAAAAACATCATCATCCATAGTATCCCAATCTGGTGTACCAAGTTCACTGTCGATTGCGGCCTGTATTTCAGCCTCTACGCCTTCTATTTCAGCATCAACAACATCAATTGCTTCACCACCATATTCCCAAGGTTTAAGCGTTAAAGTCCACACGTGTTGTGGTCCTTCTGGCGTTGGATAGAATGAACTGTCATTGCCTACAAATGTTACTTCAAATAATGCTTCTGCATCTGCAAAGAATAACAAATCTCCTGCAATTGGTTTATCATCGTCTGTAGCCGCGGTTTGTTCTGCAAATGATGCCTTCGTAAAGGAAACTTTCATTTCGTCTGTAACAGACACACCAAATTTGCCGTAGAAATCTCCGACATCTCCGTATTCTTGGTAATCGTCAATCAGGATATTAAACTGCCATACAGTATCAAACTTGCTCGTGGGGTCTTCCCCAAAAACAGGGTCGAGACCAGTCCCATACTTCCGCGGAAGATACTTTGCAGTAAACCCAATTACGGCAACTACTTCTTCAACGATATCCTTAATCATTGGCGATTTGGACATATTATCGAACATACCCATCGTATTATCCTACTAAGAAATTAACCGGAAGTTCATAATTAAGTGAAAATTCTTCTTGAAGTTTCTCAATCTCTTCTTTCGCTTCATCCCAAACTTGTTGCCCATTTACTGTAATCCCACCAGGCAATGGCATTCCGTCAAATTGTTTCATATTTGCACCCCATTGCTGTTTTATCTGAGCAGTGGCATACTTCTTAACCCATTCATCGTTATATACATCTACAGCGAATCCGGTTGCTTCATCTGGAGTAACTGCTTTCCACGCCCTTAGAAGCATAGAGTGTCCTTTAGTCCAAGTACCTGAAGCGGCTTCACAAGCGGCTTGAGTTAGTATCGTATCATCTGAACAACTTGGTCCAATGATTTTGCCAGAGTGTGAGTGTAATTGATTTGTTGCTTTATTGAAAGAAAATGTTCTGTCTGGATTAAAATAACTGGCAACCATATCTAAATGTTGCATTGTTATTTCATAATATGCCATACTAACTTTGGTCATATCAAACATCTCATCCGCCATAATCTTGTAACGGACATCATTCATTGCTTCTGAGGAGAATCGTCCTGGCTCAAATATCCTAGTTACTGCTATAATTGATTCATCTAGCGTAATATACTGATTAGTAGCATCAAGCGCCGTGAACTCTACAGTAAGAAACTTTTCCTCTGCACCATCAAAATGTCGCTCAATGAAGAGTTGAATCGCATCATCAATTCGGTCGAATGCCTGTATAGGCTCGACTTGAATTTCTATCTTAGGAGAACCTAGTTTCCTAAAAGCGTAATCCATTAACTCCTGTGCTGTCTGTATTTTTGCCATAATTTACCTCGTATTCATTTCTTGTTCTATTTATGTTGTTTCAATTCTTTCATAATTGTCTTGTACTGCTTCCTTATGGACCATCTGAACCTTAGTATCGTATAGATAAACGTAGAAATTGTGAGTGAATATCCAATATGGATTACGGCTTGAATCATATGNGGTTGTCCTTGTTGGTCTACGGCCATCATTGCCATCGTTTGTAANTCTGTATAACACAGGAAACAGTTATATGAACTGTAGAACTCTATGAGGGCTCCGAGCAAAATTGCAGAGCGTGCCCAACAGGAATAATACTTTCTGTGACGTAATGTAAAGAAGAATGCTCCGAAGGCTAGGGCTGTTACTATTATTGAGAGATATTTCTCGACTTCAAAAATTATTGTTGTATCCATTATAGTCTCATCCGCTCTTAATCCAATATATCACCAGGCCAATGCCAGCGGACAATATAAGCCAAAAGAGCCTCTCTCCGTTACCTATCTGCATTTTGCTAGTAGAAATGTCTACCTGTTGGTCATCGGTTTGGTCAATTAGTTTATCCAACTTCTTTTCGATGCGGTCCACAGAGTTGTAAACCGTTTTCATCTGTTCTTCAAGTCGGGTAATTCTTTCTTTCATATTATCAATACCGGACCACAGTCTTTCTAGCGTTTCTCTTCCTGTGTCCATATTTTCCCTAACGTATATATAATTGTGTTACTTTAAAATTAAATAGTCTCTTCTAAGTGGCTATAATAGTATTTATATAAAAGTGTGAGTTGGAGATGATATTATGAATAAACGAATTTATGTAGTGGGTGATGTGATGCTAGACACATACTGGTCAGGAGTCTCGACCCGTATCTCGCCTGAATGTCCCGTACCAGTAGTAGATGATGTGCAGATAGAAAATCGACTAGGAGGCGCTGGTAACGTCTGCCAGTCGCTTAAAGTATTTACAGACGATGTAGTGCTTTACTCTGTGGTTGGTCTGGATAGAGAGGGTGCTACTGTCGCCCAACTACTTGCTGATAGCGACATCACAAACAACTTGGCTCTGGGCCCAGAGTCAAAAACAGTCACTAAAACACGTATACTGTCGAATGACCAACAACTCTGTCGATTAGACAGTGGGTACGTTAAAGACGCTCCTCCCTCATTTGGAGAGTCACCAGACGTTGTTATAATAAGCGATTATGGCAAGGGTACGATAACACCTGAAGTAATTGACAAGATTATCTATGATAACGACTGCCCTATTCTAGTTGACCCAAAAGGAACAAACTGGGAAAAGTACACTGGTGTCTACGCAATAACTCCTAATAGAAAAGAATTTGAAGATGCGTATGGAGAATTGACATTTGAAAACGCTACAGAGGTTATAGAAGATTTGGATATACAAGGAATTCTAATAACTCTAGGTGCAAATGGAATGTGGTGGATTGGTAAAGACGGCACATCTATTATAAGACCAGTACCTGAAATCGACCAAGTTCGAGATGTTACTGGCGCAGGAGATACCGTAATCGCAACCTTTGGTCTATTTCTAGATAGAGGGATTACAGTTGCTATGGATTTAGCAAATAGGGCCGCTGGTAATGTTGTAACTAAATTAGGTACATCGATTCCAGACAAGGAGGCCGTTGTTGAGACTGTAGTATTCACAAACGGGTGCTTTGACATCATTCATTCAGGACATATCTCCTTGCTCAATCAGGCATCTTCGTTTGGAGACAGGCTGGTGGTAGGGCTAAATAGTGATGCTTCGATGACTCGAATTAAACGAAAACCTGTTAATAGTCAAGAAGAAAGGAAAAAAGTATTAGAAGCAATTACAGGAGTTGATAATGTAATTATATTTGAAGAAAATACACCATATGACTTGATTAAATCATTAGAACCTGATATAATAGTGAAAGGCGGTGATTACACAGTTGACCAAGTTGTCGGAAACGATTTAGCAGAGGTCAAGATTATCGATACTATTAAAGGCAAAAGTACAAGTGAAACAATAGAGAGAGCAAAATATGTCAGATAAAATTATTAAAGGATGGGGTCACGAACTCATCATTGAAAGCAATGAAACCTACTGTATGAAACAACTCTGTTTCTTTGCAAAGGGACACAAATCATCCTTTCACTTCCACAAAAACAAAACAGAAACTTGGTTAATACAAAAAGGTTCTGTTTCAGTTGAAATGATGGATATGAAAGATGCGACCACTAGAACTATTATTTTAAAAGAGGGAGATACGCTTCATATACCGCCAATGACTCCTCATCAAGTAACTAATCTAATCCCAGAAACAGTTATCCTCGAGGCATCTAGTAAAGACACACCCGAGGATAATTATCGTATTGCACCTGGAGATTCTCAGAAACTAGGAAAAAGACCTACTCAGTTTGTCCAAGAGGACATAAAACCAGGCGATTATACTAGGGGAGAAAAACGAGACATTATGGTCTAGCAGGAATAGAGAATCCTGCGTTATCCATATTTGCACAAGTGTACGTTTGATAATGCAGGGCTAATTCTTCAGGCATTGGGATATAACGAATAGCATCTTCATCACCGTCAACCACTTCTAGTGCTAATTCAAGGAATGAACGAACCTCACCCATACCAACATTATATACGCCACTTCGTGCTTGACTCATTGCATTTATTGTACAATACACGGCCGCTTCAACGGTAATAAAGTCTCGTTTGAATTGGTCTGAACCAATAAACAAACTAACTTTACCACTTTTAGCATATTGTTCTTTCATCCAACAAGTCGCAGATTTCATACCATCTTTATGTTGTTCGTGTTCTCCATCTGAAGTAACATTAAAATATCTTAGACCAACAATTTTTGCTTTGTCAAGAGAATCAAATTTCCTCTGGTATTTATCTGCTTGAAGTTTTGATAATGCGTAATAATTGTTTGGTGTGTAATCATCACTCTTATCATCAAACTCGGCCCACTCTTTATCAATATCCCCATAGACAGCGGCAGAAGAAGCATAGACCATTGGAACATTATTCATAGCACAAATGTCCATAAGATTGCAGGTATATTGATAGTTATTTTCCATCAAATATTTCCCATCAGTACAAGTAGTGGCACTTTCAGCACCAAGATGATAAAGACACTCTACCATTTTATTCTGCACCATAAATGAGAACAATTCAATAAATTTAGATTTGTCTATGTAGTCTTGGAATTTAAGGTGTTTGATGTTATGAATTTTTCTTGGGTCAGACAAATCATCAACTAGAATGATATTCTCTTGTCCTCGTGCATTCAAATTCTTTATCAAATGAGTACCAATAAATCCTGCTCCACCAGTAACGATAATTAATTTATCGCCACCGAACTGCCCGATTGCATCTTCTGGAGCGGCGTGTTCCTCTGGGTCAGGCGGACGTTGCATTAACTCCTCAGTTTGTGGTGCGGCGTGTACCTCTAACACCTCATTCTCTTCATCCAAATCGTGGTTCGGGTCATCACCCATTACGTGACCATCTCTGATATTCATCATATCTTCATTAGTAAGTTGGCTAACATCTTTCTTATCAGTCATCTGTTTTCTCCTTGTTTTTCACTTCAATAATTAGATTATTATCTGGTATGTACAAATATTCAATATCACTATCTCGTAAAGTTCTGATAGCATCATCGATTGTTTCTACCAGAGGTTCACCACCTAAATTAAACGATGTATTAAATAAGATAGGTACTCCAGTTTGAATGTGAAATTCTTTTATCATTGCATAGTAAATTGGATTCTGGTGTTCTTTAACAGTCTGAATCCTACACGTACCATCTATATGGATAATTGCAGGAATCATTGCCGCGTGTTCTTCAGTAGCACAATTCATTGCGTACATCATATGAGGAGATTCTTCCATTCCTCTCATATCGAACCACTCATCGGCGTGTTCGTGAAGAATGCTTCCAGCAAATGGCCGGAAATATTCTCTATGTTTTACTGAGTTAACGTAATCTTTTCCTTCTGGTGTTCTTGGGTCATATAAGATAGAACGATTACCCAATGCTCGTGGACCATTCTCACACTTGCTTTGAAACAATGTAACAATATTCCCTTGCAAAATTAGTTTAACAGCATCTTCTGGAGTTTGATTATTTGTAACAGCGGTTGCTCCATAGGCTTTCGCAATCTCAACAATCTCATCATCAGTTGATTTCACTTCTGGACCAAGAAACAATGACTCACCAAACGGACGAACTGTTTTGTCTTTAGTAACATTATAGTGAATAAGTAATGCCGCACCCATAGCGGTACCAGCATCATTTGATATAGGCTCAACATATAGATTAATGCCTTCTTCTTTTAATTGCTCAAGATACCAATAATTAGCAACACAATTTAGACCATAACCACCAGAAATGACAACATTTTTATTGCCACTCATTGCTACGGCTTTACGAATGAGCGTAAGTACCATTGATTGAGATTCAGTTTGAATAGCATATGCCATATCTCTACGATTTTGTAGTAGAGTTACATCACCCTTCATCTCCTCTTCTGTACTTGTTAATGATTCATATCTGCCTTCATTGACAAGAGCACCATTAGGATAAGTTGGAATAATGACATTTCTATCAGTAGTCAACCACTTTCCACTTGGTCCGCCATCTGTGTAAATTGCAGGAATATCTTCGTTATATTTTCCGTAAGGGAAAAGACCCATAGTCTTTCCTGCTTCAATGGGCTGCCATCCACAATATTGTGTAACTGCCTCATATGCTTTTACGATACCACCAGAATCATCAAGAACTAGTTCGTGTCTGCCTTCTTCTGCTTCTCGACCAGAATCCATATCTTTAACAGTAACAGAGGGCCAAGGGCCTCGACCACCCTGGTGTTTATAAAGAGTTTTAAATCTGTCTGGATAAGCACAATCAAAAATCGACTCTAGTTCCCAAGTCATTTCTTCTGCACCATTAATATTCATTGGAATGAAAGTTCCTGCACCATCAACAATAAGAGCAACGGCAGATTCAAATCCACTTCGATAAAACGCACAAGAGGCGTGCATCTTGTGATGCCATTTATCCATCATTATTACTTGGTTGTTCGGGTCGTTAATTAGTCGCAATTTCCTGGCAAGTCCTACTATCACTTTATCGCCACTAAATTCTACTCGACTTTCATCTGGTTGAGTGTGACTAACAACAAGATAATCAATCTTATCGGTGTATTCTAGAATTTTAACAAGGGAGGCATAAGGACCACCATCATATTTTTGTCTTGAAAGGCGTTCTTCTTCGATAGAGAAAACAATCTCGCCGTCTTTCAATAAACATACCCCACCATTGTGGCCTCGGGCAACGCCTGCAATCCATAAACTCATTTTTGTACTCCATTATATAATTTAATTAGAATTTTTATTTCTGGCAACCAACAATATTCCATATCGGAAACACTTAATGTCTTTAGGGCATCATCAATAGTCTCTACTAATGGTTCACCCGACAAATTAAATGATGTATTGAATAATATTGGTACATCTGTAATCTTATGAAACTCCTCAATGAGTTCGTAGAAATTACTATTGTCCTCTCTGCTTACTGTCTGTATTCTACACGTATTATCTATATGACAAATAGATGGCACTAAATCTACCTTATCTTTCTTAACATCAACCGCATACATCATATTAGGAGATTCTTTTAGTCCCTTCATATCAAACCATTCGTGGACATATTCTTTCAATACTGAACCAGCAAATGGTCGAAAATATTCTCTACCCTTCACTTTGTTCACTATGTCTTTACCATTTTTTATAGTAGGATTGAATAATATACTTCTATTACCCAATGCTCTCGGTCCAGACTCAGAACGGCCTTGAAATATAGAAACGATATTCCCTTCTTTAATCAGATACGCAACATCTTCCGCATAAGCAATTTCCATTTCACCACCATATTTCTCAACTTTCTGGCGTATATCCACAACATCATAATTATAATCTGGTCCTAAATATAGATTATCATTTCTTTTCCTAACAACGTCATCCTTCGTCACCAAATAGTGTTGCAGTAAAGCGGCGCCAGTGGCAGTTCCCGCATCGGAAGAGTTTGGCTCTACATACAAATTGATGCCAAGTTCGTTTAACTTGTCTAAGTAATAATAATTAGAAACGCAGTTGAGGGCATAGCCGCCACTTAATACAACATTCTTATTAATATTCATCTTGGATGCGTTGATGATTAGATTTAATACTTGTTCTTGTGTATCTTTTTGTACCTTGAATGCCATATCCCTTCTAAAACTAGATTTGGATAAATCTTCGCTCCAATCCATATCATTCAAAAACTCAAATTCATCTTTAGATATATTAAGACTTGTACGATGTGGATATTGGGACTTTATCAAATCTTTATTAGATGTATTACCACGGAACAAGTAAGGTAGGCTATCATTCTCTTTACCAAATGCAGATAAGCCCATAGTCTTTCCTGCATCATTTATGTGAAATCCACAATAATCTGTGACTCCATCCCAAACTTTTCCAATTCCTGCGCCATCATCTGCTATCAGCATAAATTTCTCATCTAATAGTTTATCGTGACACTCTGGTATGTGATAACTTCTTCCCTTATCACATCCTAATTTTTTATATCGAGAATTGAATCCTTTTGAATAGGAACAGTCGTAAATACTTTCTACTTCAAAATACAAACCACTTTCCTCATCCGTTCCCAATTCCCGTCCACTGCCGCAACTATCTACAATGACACTTGTAGCAGATTCAAACCCAGAATTATAGAAGGCAATCGCTGAATGGAGTCTGTGATGATTATCAAACATCTTAATGACTTGTGGAGATTGTATATCGATTTGGTCGGTCTGTTCAATTAATCCTAATCGTCTTGCTGTACCTTGCCATATATCTTCTCGTGTATAATCAAAGACTGGATATGAGCGTTCATCTTGTGTGTTTGTGACTATACCAGACACCACTAGATAATCTAATTTATCTGTGTAGTCTAATATCTTCAACATACTAAGCAAAGGTCCACCATCGGCTTTTGACCTAGAGAGCCGTTCTTCTTCGATAGAGAAAACAATTTCACCATCTTTCAACAAACAAACTCCAGCGTTATGGCCTACCGCAATGCCTGCAATCCAGACTGCCATATTTATTTATCCTCTAGAAGATTCTTGGCATCGAAATCGTAGACTGATTTTTCTGGTGCTTGCGTTGGTGGTGGTGCAGTTTCTACGTTAGGAACTCCACAACTTCCGCCTTGTGCTTGCATCGGAGTAGGCTTTTGACCTTTAAACTCTCCGCCTTCACCTAAGAATGACTTACAAGAATCAATAATTTCTTGTTCTTCAGATTCCTCAAGCATCATAGCCTTATCATTCTGTCTGTCTAATTCATCATCCATTGAGATTCGGATTGGAGAATATACTCTGCCCTTTCTTGCACCAACGTCAATAATATCAAACTCATCAACTTCTGGATAACTGATATTAATTGGTACAGTAGAACCAACAACAACTGTAGCCGTCTTGTCGAATGCTCGAACTAAATGCTGACCAAGACTATCGCAACCCAAGAAATGGTCTGCGTTCATAATCATAGAAGCCCATAAACGTAAATTGGGTTCTTTAGGCATAGCAACTTGGTGTTTTGGATTTGACGTAAGAGGAACCTGCAATTCAGACATCATAACAACACCATAATCTACCCGAAGTTTATCAACGATGTTGACAATATTCTGCACTTCAAAAGAACGTGAGGTAGGGTCAATTAAGAAGTCTCCCATAGGACTAACAGAACGACCGAATGGTTGAATAACGACTATTTTGTCTTTATTCAATCCAGACTTCATCTCTTGAATAGACTGATAGCCAGTCACCATCTCTTGCTTATTGAGATTTAATGTGGGTTTTGGAAGTTCTCGTGGTGCATCAAGACCGTTGATTTCAATATCAAACGCTTGAGCCAGAGAACATTCTTGGTTGAAGTATGCGTTAATTCGATACGGTTCTAGCGTAATCAAATCCTTGTCTTTCAAATGTTCGCTGAATAGACCCTTGTGCCATACTTCNTATGCTTTATTTTGGAGAACAGGATGTCCTCTGTATAAATCCATACCGCCTTCACAGACAATTANGAAATCTTCGTCACCAGATTCTTCGGCATATTTCTCAAATGCCGGAATTGAACATAGTACCCTACCGGCACCGCCATTAATAAAGAACGCTTTTGAACGAACTGTCATCACTTCACCTCACTGTTAATTATAAAAATAATCTTAAACTTAAACGTATTATAGCATAACTGCTATGGCTTGTCAAGCAATTATGTAACTATTTATGCAAATAAAAAAGGCTCTAAATTCCGAAGAATAGAGAGCCTTTCTTGATTTCTTATTGAATTATTTACTCATCAACGCCAGTGATTGGAGCCAATTGAGCAATTGCATCTGCATCATCCGCAGTACGCTCGGCTATCCGAATAACCTTATGCTCTGGGTCTTCGTCACGGATATACGGCTCATCATACTCGCCATCAGGGTCAGTTGGCCATTTAATCAAATGATTTGGAACAGCCGACCAATCTGCAGGAATATCACGCAATTTTTGGCGATATGCCATCCATTCTGCTTTAACAGACTCAGGCATATCATCAGCGATACGACCATCAGACTGTTTCAATTTAGCGTTACGCTCTTCCCTAATAAACTCATCAGTTTGTCTACGAAAATCAGTTCTAAACACTAGAGGCTTAGTATAATCATCGATGATATCATTCTCTGAAAAAATCATTCGTGGGTCAGATGGGTCAACAATAACTGCATTATCATCTTCTACAGGTCCTACAGCGACTTCGTAGAGTTTCCTCTCAGCGAATCCGCCGAAGAGAAGTGCAATTTTAATTGTATTCTCATCTGTATCAGCGTTAAGTTCTTTGACTTCAAGATTCAAAGGAACAGGTTGGTCTGTATAATCGTCTTTATCCCAAGTTTGTTCAATATCTTTAGTCTCTTTGTCAATCCAGAGGATTAGAGTAGACGGCCCATCATAACTTTGCGTAGACGTTTTACCTAACGCTTTTGTTGGGACAGCCTGTTCAAACTCGTCTGGTACGTCATAAGTTACGACTTTTTGTACGTGTGCCATTTTATTCTATCTCCTAAAATTCATATTAATTATTGGTAAGTCACTTTGACTAATCCGCCTGCGCCAAATCCACCTGTACAAGCAGTTCCTGCACCGACAGAGTTTCCTGAACCACCCCCACCAGGGAAGGCACTGTGAGCAGAACAACAAGCAACGCCACCAGTACACCACTGTTTACCAACACCAGTCCCGGAGACTGTAAATGGTCCAGCAGGGCCACCAGTTGTAGTTGCCATATGAGTACAACAATCGTATTCTTTGTGGAAAGACGAATTGATTCCTCTGAAACACATATCGCCGCCGTACGTGGCTTCGTTACAGTTATGAGAAACCCAACCTGCGTTATAGTTACCTCTGTCACACTGAGCATTACCGATATGACAGTTATAACAGTTAGACATTACATCCCAAGAAGTAGAACCACCGTGACCACCGATTGCACAGAAGTTAGATAGTCCAGGACCAGTTACATAAGAAGAACAACCGTGTCGGCACGCTCTGTTACAAGTTGTACAACAAGAACACTGTGAAGTTCCACCAGCACATAGCGTATATGTTGATTCTGAACCCGCAGTTGATATGAAATCACCCGCATCTTTACAGATAGTCTTTACGTTATAGTTTCCGCCTGCACCACCGTGTCCGATATCATAATCGTGTCCAGCAGAGCCACCAGGGCCGCCACCAGAAAGAATTTCAAATTTGATAATCTGTGCACCAGTAGGTACTGTCCAAGAGAGACAACAACCACCATTAGTTACTGACCAATGATTCGTGTTATAGATGTAAAAATCTCTTTGTGGGTCACCACCAACACCAGTATCAATCAACGTCTGAATGTTTGCCAATCCACTGGCAACAGCCGAATCAATTGTAGTATTTGCAGTTGCTTGTACTCCAGTTATTTCTTGTAGACTTTCGTATACGTGATTGGCCATCAAATCTAACGCTGAGTTAGTATTTTTGGCCATTTGGTTCATTTTACCAAGTGTTAAAATATCCATTATTCTTCTCCCCTCAAGGCTCTCGCCGCGTTGTTTTTGATTTCTTCGGGAGAATCTGGATGTGCTACTGTATGTAGTTCAGCATCCGCGTATTTTTGTGGGATATCCCTCAGTTCTTGTCGATAAGCATCCCAGGCATCTTTCTCTGGCCCATCAGGCAGAAGGTTTTTAACGTCTAGTTGCTCAAGTTCCATATCACGATATGCCCTAATTTCATCCCAAGATTCTGGCATACCAAAGTCTGCTGGTGTCCTCAAGACTAAATCCCACTCTTTTGTATCAAAATTCCAAGTACACTCATATGGGTTCCATACGTGGTCAGGTGGAATCTTATCATTTGCTGGTCGAGAGTAATATACTGTTCCGTCAGCGAGTTTATCTTCTTGTTGAGGAAGTTTATCGTAGTTAGGAGAATCATCTCCTACTGTTTCAGGTTTTGTCCAGATAGCACATATATGAGGATTAGTTGTACAGTCGATTTCAATTCGTTCTGCATCTAGAGGAACAGGTAATGCCCTAATAGCATCTGCCATTTCTTCTTCAGAACCATTCTCCATATCGCCATCATCAGCGTAATTCGTTTTGATTGGATTCTGATTCCATTTGCCTTTCCTATCACCTTCTTTATTGACTTGCACCCAGATAGTGTCTGGCCCTAGATAAGACATACTAGCAGTATTACCGGCAGCCGTACTCTGGGATAGATACTTATCCGGCACTGGATACGTCATTTCAATATTCAATTTAGCCATTTCTAATATATCTCCTAATTATTTTTTAATAACTTTGTTATGTCTTACGACCAATACGTTACTACGACTGCGCCACCGCCGCCTGCTTTTCCGCAACAGCAACCGCCCGAAGTCATACCACTATATCCGCCTACACCTGGACTCTTTGGAGAACCACCGGAGTGCATCCCGAAAGTACAAGCATCTGGTGAATGAGCATCTCCAGTTCCTAGAGGGCCTGGGGCACCTGGAGCAACTTGCCACAATCCGCCAGCACAATAATGATTTGAGTGAAACCAAGCACTTCTGCCACCCATACCGTAATCTCCACCATATACTGGTGCACAGTTAAAACAAGTATGACAACAAGTGTAACAGTTGAAACTATGACATTGTATTTGCCCTACGTGTCCACCCATTGC